AGGTGATACGCATACGTTCTGTTGCCGACCCATTTCTAAAAATAATGGTATTAGCATCTAAATAATGCGTTGAGCCACCTGCATATCCGAACATTGCTTGCGCTAAAGTTCCTGCACCAGCACTACCTATTACAGAATGTAAATTGGCAGAAGGACTATCCGTGCCAATACCAACGTTGCCGCTAGAGTCGATACGCATACGCTCAGAGCCGTTTGTGTAAAACATAGTTGGCAGAGTTGCGCTTGTGTTGCCAATAGTAAATCCAGCAGAGTCTGCCAAAAGATAAGTATTTGCAGAGCCGCCTACACCAAACACCAAGTTTGAACTTGACGTTCCGTTTATAGTGACAGCCGTTCTGTCTGCTGCTTGAAAGAGAGGACTCGCAGTGCCAATCCCTACATCGCCATCAGAATCAATCGTAATCGCAGTGCTTGTGGCGTTATCGTCGATGCCAGTAGAGGTGAACGTAGTTACAGTCGCAGTGCCAAACGTGACATTATCGCCCGACTGATACTTGTCAGTGTTGAGGTTAGTGAAATTCGCGTCAACCTCGTTATGAGTGAGCGGCGACCCCTTGCCTGATCTTGTAGTAATCGTACTCATTAGCCTAATGTCACCTTCAGGTTGCCTGCTGAAATACGCAATATGTCGCCTGCAGTAATCGCCTTGGGCAGCGCCGTAACAAAATCAGCCGGATCAGTTAGCTGCGCCCACGCCAACATATTGCCCCCAGAAACCGCATCAAATACTCCGGCATAGGTAACAGTACCCCAAGACCCAGTGGCCTCTGGAAACTCCACAGCGGCGCTACTGGAAGCCGTAGTGGGTGATGTGCCTGATACGGTAAATGCCACCGATTGACGCGCATAGCCGTTGCCCGACACCTCAGTGCCGGGGCCAGTGTCACTAGCCGCACTAGTAAATACGCCCACATACAAGGTCGTTGGCGCGGTGTACGAAGTGCCGCCAAAAACGTGGTTAAGTACCTTGTCCTCAAGATAGTCTGAAAAGCTCATCCTAGTCCCCTAACTTTAAGTGTTAGCCCAGTGCCTGACTGTGACGCACTGCTGCCGCTTTCATTTACTCTAGCCAGCGCCGCGCTATACAGTTGCGCCCATGTCGCTGCTCTCTGGTCATCCTTAATGTATGGAGCCGCATGAATCAGCGAGCCATACAAGTAAACATCCGGGTGGCTTAGTAGAAGCCAATTATCCGCATTGCTTGACGTTAGCGCAGGGATCTTCTGGTAGTACAGAAGCTCAACCTCGTATGTGCCGTCAGCCGTGGGAAACACCTCGAACCCACGCTCAACGTGCCGGTAATACTTTGGCTCCCCGGTGGCGTTCTCTACGCCCTGACGCTTATCAGCCATAGCCGCAGCAGACAGCAGCTGCAGGTTTCTGGTTCCGCCAGACGTAATGTGCAGCCGAATAGTCTCAACCCAATCAGATGGTCGCTGCAGGTACTGACCGTCAACGTCAGCCGTAGCGCGATTCTCCATCTCATAATGGCGTATGTCTCGGCTCATTTGAGCCTCTGCCATCTCAATGAACTGGGGAATTATATCATCCAAGTCAGGCCGATCGAGCCAATCCGCAATCGCAAATTTCAGTCCGGTATATGTGTCTAGCGATGTATCTGTATCAGGCCGCCGAACTTCCAGCAAGGCAGCCTCATACTTTCCTTGCCACACCAGCACTCTTTGATCGTCACCAAGATATGGTGCGGCCTCAGCTAGAGCGCCATGCAAATACACGTCTGGGTGGTTGGTTAACATCCAGTTCGTTGTATTGCTGGTTGTTAGCGTCGTTACATCTCTAAATCGCCGCTGCAGCCGAGCCTCAGCAAGACGTATAAACTCTGGCACCGTTTCATCTAAGTCAGGGCGATTCAGCCAATCGGACACAGCAAACTTGAGTCCAACATAGTCAGCAAGGTTAGAGTCTGCGTCTGGCCTTCTAACCTCAGCAAAGGCAGCCTCATACTTTGTCTGCCACAATACGCTACGCTCATCATTGCCAAGATATGGCGATGCCTCTGCGAGCGCACCAAACAAATAAACGTCTGGGTGATTCGTTAAAACCCAGTTGGTAGTGTTGGATACAGAAAGCGCGTCAATATCCCTAACTCGGCGCTTGATCCGAGCCTCAGCAAGCGCGATAAACTCGGGGATGGTGTCGTCTATATCTGGTCTGTTCAGCCAATCAGCAATGGTGAACTTCAGTCCATTATAATCTGCAAGCCCGGAGTCAGTGTCTGGCCTACGAACCTCGGCAAAGGCTGCATCATATTTTGCTTGCCACAGAACGACTCGATCATCGGTGCCTAAGTATGGGGCCGACTCAGATAGAGCGCCAAATAGATAAACGTCTGGGTGGTTGGTTAAAACCCAATTACTAGTGTTTCCATCCGATAGAGCAGTAATATCCCTGACTCGGCGCTTAATCCTAGCTTCTGCCAGTTGGATAAATTCTGGAATTATCTCATCAATGTCGGGCCGGTTAAGCCAATCAGCGACTGCGGCTTTTAACCCAGCGTAATCCGCTAGGCTCGTGTCTGCATCTGGACGCCTAACCTCAGTAAACGCGGCATCGTACTTAGCCTGCCAAAGCACCGCCCTGTCGTCTTGGCCTAAATATGGCGCAGATTCTGATAGCGCTCCGAACAGGTAAACATCTGGGTGATTAGTGAGAACCCAGTTAGTGGTATTACCGTCTGATAGCGCAGTAATATCCCTTACCCGGCGCTTAATTCTGGCTTCGGCAAGCTGGATAAACTCTGGGATGATTTCATCTATATCGGGCCGATTGAGCCAATCTGCGATCGCAGCCTTCAGTCCAGCATAATCGGCTAGGCTGGTATCAGTGTCGGGTCGCCTAACCTCCGCAAATGCAGCGTCGTACTTGGCCTGCCAGAGCGGTATGCGCTCATCGTTGCCAACATACGGAATAGCCTCTACCAGTGACCCGAACAGATAAACGTCCGGGTGATTAGTCAGCATCCAGTTGGTTGTCTCTACCGCAGTCAGGGGAGTGATGTCACGCACCCTTCGCTTGATCCGCGCCTCTGCTAGCTGGATAAAGTCAGGGATCGCGTCATCTAGGTCATAGCGCTCTAACCAATCAGCAATGGCGGCCTTCAGGCCGTTATAGTCATCAAGATTGACCCCGGACTTAGGCTTGCGTATACGCCCTACCTCAGCCTCATACAGCGTCCTCCAAACCTGTAGGCGGTCATCCTGACCTAAATATGGGGCTGCCTCAGATAGAGATGCGTAGAGGTACAGATCAGGGTGATTCGTTAGAATCCAGTTCGTAGTGTTGCTAGATGTGAGCGCCGTAACGCCATCAAACTTGCGGAATAACTTAGCCTCTCCCAGCTTAATCAGCTGCGGTACAACGCCATCCAAGTCTGCTCGGGCAAGCCAATCACCGACAGCCAGCTTGAGACCATCGTAATCATCAAAATCCGCGTTACCTACCGTCCCTCTCAGGGTGCCTACGGCGGCTGCATACAGCTGCGCCCATACATCAACACGCTGATCTTCTACAAGGTACGGAGAAGCCTCCAGAAGCGCACCGTAGAGATATACGTCTGGGTAGCTGGTAAGTATCCAGTTGTTTGCGTTTGACGCTGAGAGAGGGCTGAAGTCCTTGTAACGGCGCTTCAGCTTTGCCTCAGTCAAAGAGATAAAGTCTGGGATCGCAGCGGTTAGGTCGCTACGGTTTAAGTAGTCAGCGATCGACGCCTTTAACTCAGTGTAGTTGGACAGTGCCATTTACTTTTTCTTCCGCTTCTTGGCAGTCTTAGCCGACTGCTTGAATGCCTTAGCCGTAGGCGCACCCTTAGCTCCGGGATTCCGCATCTTTTCCTTTGAGCCTTCCTTGATGCGCTTGCGCTTGGCGTGAATGTTTGCGTACAGCCCCTTACTTGCCACGCTTCTTGCCCTTCTTGTACTTCTTTCCACAGGCCATTACTTACTCCTTGATTTAGTACCAGAACACTTCCACCGCTTACGGGATAGCCGCAGCGGTGAGTTTGGATCTTTTGCCGCGCTAGGGTGATCCCTCATCTGACCCGCTGACCGAGCGCAGTATGAGTTACCCTTCTTTGTCCCGGGCTTTACCTTTGCGCCCTTCTGACCGTAGCTGACTTTCTTGCCGGACGCAGTCCGCTTGGCCTTTGCCTTACCTTTCGCTGGCTTCATCTATGACCCCGTATTATACCTTAGTAACCTATACGACTCAGCAACCCCTCATCTAGCGTCACGATCTGCTGACCAAGCCGCGCTTTGTATTGGTCGGTGGGATCAACATACGTTGCGCTGGTTCTTGGGTGCGTTAGAAGCTGCGGGTTTAAATCTCTGAAAGTCAGCGGCCTATCCAAGCGCCCTAACCCTTCACCAAGCAAGCCTGCGGCGTATGTGGAGTGCGGAGATGGTAAAGATCCGCCATGCAGCAGGCCGACATTCTGCAGCGTGAGGTTTGTCGGGTCTTGCAGCTGACTTGGGTCGCTTATAGCAAGACGCATCTCTGTCAGACTGAGCGCGCCCGGTATACGGCGGACACCTTCTTTTAGCTGCGCCGGGCTAGGGTCATTTACAACGCTAAACGCCGCCTCAATGTTCTTTCTCTTAGGGCCGCTAGTAGAGCGAATGTATTGGTGTACTTCGGGGTCATTGATGCCCGGGAAGTCTGGGTCAGACCTCTTAATCAGCTTGTCTATGTAGCTGATATCGCGCTTTCCTAACGCTGCCTTTGCGTGTTCAATCATCACCGCTGGCCCCATATCGGTGAAGTCGTTAGAGCTGGGTGCCATCTGGAATGGAAGCACAAGCATTGAATCATCACCGCCACGCCGCATTGCATTCTCGACAGCGGTCACATAGCCCTGCGCGTTAGCCCACGCCTGACCGGGAAAGTCTGGGTTAAACATATAATCCCGACCGCCGCCAAGATATACCGGCTGCTCAAACTCAATACCATTTAAGCCGTAGATCGTGTCGCCTGATGGCGTCCTGTCTGCCATCGTTAGTAGCGCCTTCTTGCCTTCATAGTCTGCAAGGCTGACCGTCGGGACGTCATACTGTGTGCGCTCTACGTCTAGCTTCAGATCCTCCATGATCGGCTGCGCCTTTACGCGCTTATCGTAAATCTGAGATGGGGCCACATCCTCTATGCCCCGCTTGCGAGCTATGCCCATCAGCACCGCAGACGCCGCATCACCCAGCACTGGCACAGCGCCTGCAGCGGTCGCAGCGCCCATGAGTCCAGCGGTTGCGTAGTCGCCCCTATTGGCGGCATCCACGGTCTCCGCAGCGCCCTTCGCATCACCTATTCCGGGCAGGAAGTCTACAACCGAAAGCAGCCCCTCAGCAGCCCTGTATGCAGCATACGGGTTGTTTTCATACAGCCCCATTCCTAGCAGGCCAGATGCGATCTTGTCCCGGGCGGACTCAATGAAGCCCGGTTCGTATGGCTGCAGCTGCGGCATATCCCTGCTCATTGCTCTCCCGCCTTATTCCTAGCGTACTCAAGCGCCATATCAATCAGCCTGCCCGTAGGAACACGCTCACCAGTGAACGCCTCAATGCCTGCTACGTTCTCGTAATAGTCCTGTATCGAGTCCTCGGGGCGATCTGCGTACCCTTTGTATTGGTATGCCCTAGCCATCTCTTTTGCCACCTGCGGCGATATACCCTCTCTCGCGGCCCAATCGTAGCCACCGGCAAAGTTAATCGCCATATCCAGCAATCCTCTATCTACCCGGGGGCCAAGCTCTGGGTATTCCCTCATCATGCGTTGCGCTACGACTTCTGGAAATGAGATATGCTGCAAAGCATCTATCGGATTCGCTAACACCGTAGGGATGTTATGGTCGCGGATGCGCTGCAGCAATCCGTAGTCTGCAAAGGGGTTATCTGCCATCCCCCATTATACCATCAAGCTATGCCTTGCAGGTTACGGCGTATAGGCTCGCCCCAGTTACTGGTCTCACGGTGACCGACCGCTAGATACCGGAATGCGTCAGCACTGTGGCTTGACCAATCGTGTGCCGGTCTGCCCTTCCACACTCGGTTATTGTCATCGTAGTCCCGGTGGTATGCCCGGAGCGCGTCTATCCCGTGGCTGCACTTCTCAGCGTCAAACCAGCAGGTAGCCAACAGCGAGCGCACAGCCTGTATGCCATCGTCCACATTCAACTGCGGCGCTATCTGTATGTTGTTTAACCCCAAAGATTGTAGGGTTTCTAGCCGCGACTTGCCTGACCCCAACTCCCTTACCCTTACGTCATGCGGCAGTATATGTTGATCGTATATGTAACCCTTCTGCTGCAGCACCCTAACGTAATGGTCTAAGCCTACCCCGGCTGTCTCATAATGGTCTATCAGCCGTGTCTCAGGGCCAACCTTCTGAGCAAACCAGATGGCTGTTGTGTCTCCTATTCCTAAGTCCCACGCCGTGATTACTGGCATACGGGTCTCATACGGCACGGCGGTAATGCGTCCTTGCGCGTTAGCGTCACGCATCTCTAGCGAATAGTACGCGCCCTCATGGTGGGTGAGGAATGCGCCTTCCCAGATATGGTCATAGTTTTCTGGTCGCTTCTCAAAGTCATTCTGGCGTACAAGCTCCAGAACCTTGGGGAAGTAGGGGTTATCCTTCCAGTTGATCTCTACGATCTTGCTGCTCTTTGGTGGGTCAGCCCTAAACCGTAGGTGTGTCGCGGATAGATTGCTCTCCGGGTTCCACGATACCCATAGCTCAGAGCCTTCCTCGCGGATTGTTGGGTCGAGTTTATCCCAAGCAATAGCAGAGACTGTCTCCGCCTCATCGACCCAACAGAGCAGGATACGGGCCTTAGATTTGATGCTATCTAGGTTCCTACGCAGACCGGCAAAGGTGAACTCAATGTTGCCGTCCCGGGAGCGGATATATCGCTCGCCTACCTCATAATACTCAGCCAGCCATTCGTAGGACTCGATCGCCCCGGACACCTCCTCAAACGAGCTATCCGAGAGGCTGTTCATGAACTCACGGGCGCATAGTATCTGACCCGAGCGACCCTGATTCCCCCAGATGTATCCCCGTACAGCAGCCATGATTGCGAATGAGCGACTCTTGCCAGAGCCACGCCCACCATAAGCGCAACGATAGCGAGCCTCGCCACTGAATAGCTCTACCAGCTTTGGGGGTAATTCAATCGTCGCTATATTGGTCATCTGGCAGGCGCGGTATCAGTTCTATCACCGTAGGCGACATACTGCCGTCACTGGTGGTTAGATCAATCTCAGTGGCCTTCAGCTTAGGCTCAGTGTACGCAGCGATCTTATCCCATGCGTCAATGCTGGCCTTGATGTCGGCGGTGTCTCCGGTCTCTGCTCGCTCATGCAGCCTTACAGCCTGCTCTGCCATACGCATTATCGGGTGGAAGTCATCCCCATACATATCCTGCAGCCGACTCAACAGGAATCGCTTATTCCGATTTGGTATACCCTTCCTGCTGCTCATTACTCTTCAATCAACTCACTGAAATCTAACACTAAATCTGAACGCTCTGGATGTGGAATGCTCTCTGCCCACCACTCCCCAATTGCGCTGCCACAATGTATCTCGCCATCCTGTATATCCTTATGATCCATAGGATAGCTCTCTACACTACCATCTGAGAATGCGACTAGGTATGTCCCCTCAGTCGTAGGCATCTCGCCGTAGGCTATCGGATACCATTGTATGCTCAACACCTGATGCATCGCACTCCCCTAATGAGTGACGCAGATGGTCAAATACTACTCTCTATGAGTTAGTTGGCCCCTTTCGTATCTGACCTATAAACGATGCTGCGCCTCACCGCCGGAGGGAGGGGCCGGAGTAAAATCCCTTACCCTCTATTATCTCCTATTGGCGCTCTTTCTGAAAGCGGCAGGGCATCGCACAATTTCAAGTGGCGTTGTGTCAACGTCCTTTAGCGGCCTGACTGACAGATCGCTCATGATCGCCATATCCTCACCAAACCGCTCTGCCATCTGCGTTGCAGCCTCTAGCGCTACCCTTGCGTCCTCATCAGTCCAAGGCGTTATCCACATGGCTATAGCTTCCAATACTGATAGCTTGTGCCGTCCAGCTTTGACGCATAGAGATAGGCATCTGTCTTGAGATACAGCATCCTGCCGCCCCTGCTCATTTTTCCGCCTATCTTTGCCTGCCCCACGGTTACCTGACCCAGCCGCTTTTCTTTCCGAAGCGCGATTGACGCGAGCAGGTTATATTTAGCAAGCCGCTTATCGCCCTCAATTCGATTTTCATCAAACAGAAATGAGGCATCAGCAATCCGCGTCATATTCTTTGGCAGCTGCGGTGGCCTGACCTTATCAGCCAATATAGATTCTTGTGGCTGCAGCACGGAGTGAATTGATAGGCCGTTGATTAACTGATAGCCGCACTCATCTGTTACAGCGTTTGCCCTATAACCCATTGCAGTCAACCTCCTTGTAATCAGGCCATACGCCCTTGGCTACATTCTCGCAGTAAACTTCCTGCGCCTTTACAGCCTCAACGTAATCCTCATCCCCCACATAACCGTAGCTCAGGGCAAATATCGCCGCCCCTGCCAGCCAAATTATATGCTCAGGCATCTCCCTTAGTATCGTCATGTTGCCCTCCGTTGGACATCTTACAAATTAAATCCCGGTATCCCCGGGCCGCTTCCATCTGCTCTAACGACTCACCTATGAACTCAAACTGCTTGCCCATCAGGTAGCGCAGCCGCATTACCTCAACCGCCAAAGACATCTGCTCGCTTGGCAGTAATGACTTCCAGTGAAACTTGCCACTAACGAATGTCTCAAGGCGATGATCGCTTACTGGTTCAGTCGAATGGAATGCCATGTTCTTCAATCCACCTCTTGTCTTTGTACTCTGGTGACTGTTGGAGTATACGAAACTCCTGCACCAAGTCACGCATTAAATGCTCATCATCCTCTAGCCGGGTGATAAGCGAGAAGCATAGGGCGCGGTGCGCTTTGTTCTTTGGTCTAGAGTGTTCTGCTTCGGTCATTGGATAGGGCCGCTTACGCGGGTACCCGTTCGATTGCGTTGTAGTGAACGTGCTTGTCGCTAAGGTGCGATT